TTATGGAAGACAAATTAGTAACCCTAGCCATTCTGACATACACCAAAGCGCAGATCTTAAAGAATGTCTTGGAAAATGAAGGTATAGAAACATACATTCACAACGTAAATCAAATACAACCGGTTGTTTCTTCGGGGGTGCGTTTACGCATAAAGGAAAGCGATCTGCCACGTGCTTTGAAAATAACAGAAAGTTCTACATGGCTGTCTGAAAGTATAGTGGGAGAGAAGGAGCCCAAAACAGAAAATAAGTCAAATAAGATTTTAATTCCCGTCGACTTCTCTAATTATTCGATGAAAGCGTGTGAATTTGCATTTAACCTAGCAAAAACAGAAAATGCTGAAGTCATTTTGTTGCACGTCTATTTTACGCCTATATATGCTTCATCATTACCATATGGAGATGTTTTCAATTACCAGATTGGAGATGAAGAATCCGTAAAAACGATTATTCAGAAAGTTCATTCTGACCTCAATGCCTTATCAGAAAAGATAAAAGAAAAAGTCACATCGGGTGATTTTCCCAATATTAAATATAGCTGTATCTTACGTGAAGGTATTCCAGAAGAAGAAATCTTAAGATATGCTAAGGAACAGCGTCCTATGGTTATTATCATGGGGACTCGGGGAAAGAATCAGAAAGATATTGATTTGATTGGCAGTGTAACTGCTGAAGTTATTGATAGAAGCCGCACAGCTGTACTGGCCATTCCCGAAAACACACCATTTAAACAGTTTAGTGAAGTAAAACGGATCGCCTTTATTACCAATTTTGATCAAAGAGATTTAATTGCTTTCGAAGCATTCTTTAATACTTGGAAATCATTCCATTTTTCTGTATCTTTAATACATCTTACTGATTCCAAAGATACCTGGAATGAAATAAAACTAGCA